GTTTGGTTCTGGTACTCGGCTAACTCTTTCTTTATTGAAGCTTCGTCTTCAAGAAGTTTATTGAGGTTTTCCTGAGCGCGCGCGACCGCTGCGGCGTCTTTTGCAGTATTATCTGGTTTTCCTTTCGGATCGCCGGGAGGTTTTGTTTCATCAGCCATGCTTCATGTTACCTTAGTGGCCACTTCAAGCCGGTTGTTTTTTCAAAGCTATGAATTGATTTTTCTAACTCTAATTTAATGTCTGAAAGTTCTGGACTTCCTAAACCAGAGTCCAAATATTCCAAAGCGTATTCTTTTTCTTTGTTTATAACGGAAGCAAAAGCACTCAAATCCTCTTTAGAGCCTTTAATTACAATTTTAGGTTCTTCATCGGGTGTTTTTTGCTCTTCCTGCTCTAATACAGGAAACATTGGTTTAGTTAATATGTGACTTAAAAGGTATTTAACGTCTGCTGCCCATTGGGCAACAGAGGATTCGTTAAGTTGTTTTGATTTAAGTTTGGCAAAATCGATTTTAATGGTGTTTATCATTTTTGAAGACCCCCTATGAGTATAAATAGTTTATTTAAGAGAAACTCCTACCTTGTAGAACCGCGAGATGGTTTATTGAGACTTTTCTGCACTTTTACGCTCTTCTTCTTTCTGTTTTAAAGTACGCTCAATAAACCACCTACGTAGACCAATTGGCAAATTATAAAGTTCGGTTATAGACCAATTACCAATATAATTCATAAAAAATATTTGTTCATAAACGTCTTTAATATATTCTGGTGTTAGGCCAAAAAAAGTCCGCATTAAGCGGAACCCCCATTTCAGCAATTTCGCCGCAGTCGTCGCACTCAACAGATTGTTTCATATCAATATCGGGCATCACTGCTGTATATGCCCGTTTAAGAATGGATGTATCCAAAATGGGTAAAGATTGCAAAGCTCTTTCAATAAAGAAACCATCAGTTTGACTATTGATGGATACTATTATATGCTTCAAAAGAGTCATAGTGCCAGCAGATTTTTTAGCTGACATTACGCGCTCATCTTTAGATGTTAATAGCCCAAACTCTACTACAAAATTACTTCTAGGCAATGTAATCACAAAAGTATTATTTTCTGTTTTTTCAGCTGCTTCGATTCCAGTTAAGTCTTTTATTTGTAGTTCAGATAAGTCGATTGTAGCGACAAATTGACTTTCGCAATTAGGGCATTCTAGTTCTACATTATAATCTGCACCATAGCCAAATACTCTAGAAGCTATCAATAGAGCGTTTTTATCTCCAATAAAAAGGTCATCAACTTTAATTCTTTTATCAACAATTATGCTTTTAAGCATTTTATCTATAGCTAACCCTTTCTTCAGCAACGTAGCAGAAGTCAATATATCTTCTTCTTTGGCTGTCATGTGTTTAATTTCAACAGTGTCAATATTGTGAAGAGGATGACCTTCCGGATAAAACTCCCCCTTACTGGGTAGATCTATCATTTCTGTTGGCACAATGAAATTAAATGGGCTTGCTGGAGCTTCTGGAGGAGCTGGTGTGGGGCTAGGTTGCACTGATTGCTGTACTTCGGGATTATTCCCAGATGTTCTATTCTGATTTCTTGACATATTTACCTCTTTTGTTTTTTATTTAGCCTATAACGTGTGTAGCATAATCATATCTTAAGCCTAAAGATATAGTCATGATTTCTTCAGCACCATAGTTTGCTTGACCAAAGTTAACTGTAGTTATGAATGGATTCTCCAATGCCCACGTTTCAATGGAGTTGCCGTCTGCATTAATTTGTGTTAATCTCACAGCGCCGCCTAAAGCGGCTGTCGCGCGCTTTTTTTCAATTGCCGATTGAGGCTTATTAGTATCTGCATTTTGATAACCCGCGCCCTTTAATATATTATATAGTTTTCTAGTATTATTTTCACTAAAGTCTTCACCATCGGTTATGGTGATTTCTACAGGATTCCAAGTTAATATTCCCGGCTTATAAGCAACATCATTAAGCCAGATATATTCAGCAGCTGCCACTTCGAAAGAAGGTTTTTGAAAGGAACGCAGTGCATATGAGTTTATAGTATTAAGCGCGCCGAATCCAAACGAAGCATACCATCGAAAAGATAATTTAGGGCTACTGCGAGGATTACTCCAAAAGGGCATTGTAAGTCATTCTTATGGTGTTAATTTGGATGCGGGGCCTGCTGGGCCCATTGTTTCTAATGTGGCAAAGTCATAACGTATAGTCACAGAATTAATAACTAATTCTTCTGTGCCGTAATCCAATTGACCGTAATCAACGTTTGTGAAAAATGCATTGTTTAAAGTCCATTTTTCTATCGGCTTACCATCAGCATCAATTTGAGTAATCATTGGTTGCCCCACAGCACCAACAAATTTTCCCTTACTGAATGACGTTCTAGACTGTTCTTCAGTCTTCGGAGTGCTATAGCCGGCGTCGACCACCATATTGCTAATAACAGCTGATTGATCTGGATTAACTGGATCGATAAAAGTAACATCTACCGTGTTCCAAGTTATTCTGCCGGGATAATAAAAAGTATGAGCAACATATTGATGTGGCACTTCACTAACAGCAAAAGAAGGTTTTTTTACTGTCTTGATGGCGTAAGTTTCTAATATATTAGAAGTTCCCGCTAAAGTAAAATACCAGCGAAAACTTCGTTTGGGTTCCACAGTGGCGTCGCTCCAAAATCTTCCATTACTCATTTGTTATTCCTCCCTTACTAATAAGTAGTATCTTTCTCAATTTAATCTTCAAACGCTGCGCCGCTATCAGTCAAAATAAAGTCAATAGCGATAAATTCAATTGAGCGTGCCGGCTTAAGATAGATTTTTGCATAAACAATGTTTCTATCTACTAAATCAGGAGTAGTTGTAGTGTCATCCAAAACTAACTTAAACTGGGTAATACCCAATCCAGCCTGAACTCCTCTTAGGAATGGCTCCACTTGACCCTTAAAGCGATTCCACGTTGTCTGAACGTTTTGGTCAAACAAGATTGTAGCAGCATATCTTGAAATTTGACGTTTCAAGAAAATCATCAATCGTCTAACATTAATTCTATCTAATGCAGATGCCGATGCTTGTAGTGTTTTTTGTCCAAATATCACAATTCCCTCTGCAGGAAACTGAGCTATTGGGTTAATTTTATTCTCATAAAGCTTATCACGGTCGCGTGAAGTCAATCTGTCACGCACTCCAACAACCGGCAAGCCAGCCTTGCCTAATGACAAGCCACCTCTGGTGAACCCAGCAGGAGCAAACCAAAGTTCGCTAGCCTTTTGACTGTAAGACATCGCCCCGATGGCTACTACAGAAGGTGGAACCCAAACAATTTGTCCATTGTTGAGGTCTCTAACCTGCACCCAAGGATAATATGCAGCACCATAACTTGAATTAGTGATTAATTCATTAGTTATTGTGGTTACAGTTGCAGTAACTGATCCACGTCGTTCAGCTTCGCTATCTGTGCTTTGATACTGCGGGGTGTAACCTCCTGCTAAGTCGACGACTGCCAAAGCATCTCCGCGACTTTCACACATGTCGATTAAGGACAAATTAAGTGTGTTGTTTGTGACACCGGGCATTGAAGCAAGATTGTATTCTACAACTTCAGGATCGCGAATTGAATCAATTGCGCCTTGTACTGAGTTGAACATATAGTTAGTAGTAGCGCCATCTTCGCCGGCGTTAACCAAACGTAATGGCTCAGATTCTTTAATATTTAAACCGTCTGTTCCTCCAAAGAAAACCGTTGTAAAGCGATCCACGCCGGCGTCCAAGACCTCTTTGTAAGAACCGTCACCACGCATATAAGTTAAGCCTCCGCGTCGAGAGAGTGTTTCGTCATCCGCGTTTGCTTGTCTAGATCCTGATTTGTAACAGAAGACCTTAGCTGATGCTGCTCCATCCCTACACATATCGTCCAAGGTAAATCTAAAGGAATGTTCAGTTAGAGCTTCAACGGTAAAATCACTGACGCCAGCGGGCTTAATTCTTAAATAATCTCGCACACTGGGGTCTAAGCGACTAGAATTAAAGGTTGTGTCGACACCATAAAAAGCGTTTAAAGGATCAACAGGGTCGCCTTCAGAGCCTGATCCACGCAGTCTCAATTCTGGGAATTCAAACTTAACTAAGCCATCGGTTGCTCCCGAAATAAAGGTGGTAACATCACCAACGGCGCCATAATCATCAAAGTTGCCACTGACTAGCGTGGTTGTTTGTCCCTGATCCTCAGCATCTGTAAAAGAAACGAAGCGTAGAGGTCCATCTACACCGAATGGTAAGAATGCTGCATCCGTGTCAGCTTTTAATACAGCTTCAGGCATGTCTACCCAGATATAAGCTGAACTATTTGTATAGGACCCCAAAGAACGATATCTTCTATCGTCCGGATCCCACTCGTAGCGTCTATCGCCAATTTTACGTAAAATGAAACCTTCAGAATTAGGATTAAGATTGCAATTATCAAATCGCTCAACTACTTTAATTCTATTGTCAGTATCATCCAAAGCGCGTAGGACTACGCTAAATGTTCCGTAAGGATTAGCAGTTTCATTAGGTGAAGCTCGTAAATTATCAATTGATACTTTTACGTTTCGTGATACCCAATCCCCACTGTTTCGTGCTACCAATCTGAATAATTTTTGCATGTTTGCAGGATTGTAGCTACCTGTGGCGCTAGTGCCAACTCC